TCTTTACAAAATTTATTATCAGGTAAAACTAAAACAGGAGTATACGGTGAAGAATTTTTTATTATTAATGAAAAAATAATAGATTTATCAAAACCATTAATCACCGATGAAGCAAAAGAATTAGTTGAACTATATTATCGAGAAAGTTTAGACCCTGATGGGAGAGGGTATAGGAATCTTTTAAAGATGATGATGGAAGACGGGTTCTTTAAATTCCTACCAAAAGTAGATGATGCTTGGGTTGACTTTGTTCGTCCATACATGAAATTAACAAGAAAAGAAAAAAAAAATTACAAACAAATAAAATAAATATGAAAGAACAAGAATCAACAAAATTAGAATTTTTAATGATGGTAAATGATAATATCATTGTACAAAGATATTTTAATGTTAGAAACTTTAACCCTGACGGTAAAAACTCATTAGAGTTTTATAACCTGTTGGCTAATTTTAGTTATGATATTAAGTATCAACTAAAAATGAAAACCGCATCATACATGATTGACAATCATTATGAAATTATTAACAATCCTACAATATTAGATACATCGTATATTGATGGTCCTGAATATTTTAATGTGTATATTAAGATGGGTGATGTGACAATTTGTCAGAGACAGTTCGACGCAAAAATATACCCACCTAAGATAAGATACACCGTAGACGTACGCCCACACCTAAAAAATTTACTTATGTCTTTGACTGACATTTTTTCATCTGAAAATTTAACACTCGAGTACCTTGGACTTCCTTTAAAAGGGTAATATTTATCAAATACAACAATGAAAAAACTATGGCGTCAAACAAAAATTTCGAATATCTAGGTAGCAGTTTTCAGCTACAATTATTAAACCAAATTATTATCGACAAAGACTTTGCGAGGTCTATTCTTGATGTAATTGAAACAAATTACTTTGAAAACAAATACTTCAAAATAATTATTCAGATGGTTAAAGAATATTACACAAAGTATGAACATGCACCAGCATTTGACACTTTAGAACAAATCACCAAATCTGAATTACAACAGGAACTAGCGTCAAAAATTGTTATTGATACTATTAATAAAATCAAAGAAGCTCCACTTGAGGGTGGGGAATTTGTTCAGGAAAAAGCTATGAAATTCTGTAAACAACAAGAATTACAGAAAGTAATGAACAAAGCTCAAAAAATCATCGATGGAGGTGAATTTGAAAACTATGATAAAGTAGAACAATTAGTGAGGAACGCTTTACAAGTTGGGGAAAGAGAAGATGGACAATCTGATGTATTTTTCAATTTAAGTGAGGTTTTAAATGAGGATTATCGTCATCCAATACCAATGGGTATCCCAGGTATTGATAGACTCTTAAAAGGAGGTTTGGCTAAAGGAGAAATCGGTGTAGTGTTAGCTCCTACTGGGGTTGGTAAATCAACACTACTAACAAAAGTTGCAAATCACGCTTTTAATTTAGGGTATAACGTATTACAAATCTTCTTTGAAGATAACCCAAAGATTATTCAAAGAAAACATATTACTTTATGGACAAAGGTTCATCCTGATGAATTGTCCTTAAAGAAAGAGGAAGTTATGATTAAAGTACAAGAGGTAAAAGATACAATGACCAATAAATTAATCTTAAAAAAACTTCCATCTGATACCGTAACTATGTTACAAATTAAAAATCAAATTAGAAAAATGATTGCCGATGGAGTAAGAGTTGATATGGTATTATTAGATTATATTGACTGTGTTGTTCCTGATAGGAATTTAAGTGATGAATGGAAATCTGAAGGTTCGGTTATGAGAGCATTTGAATCAATGTGTCACGAGTTGGATTTAGTTGGATGGACCGCAACTCAAGGTAACAGAAGTTCAATTTCGTCTGATGTAGTAACTACCGACCAAATGGGTGGTTCTATTAAAAAAGCACAAGTTGGACACGTAATCATTACCGTGGCAAAATCCCTACAACAAAAAGAAATGAAACTAGCAACAATAGCAATTACTAAATCTCGTATTGGTGATGATGGGGTTGTGTTTGAAAATTGTAAATTTGATAATGGAATGTTAGAGATTGATACCGAAAGTTCGGTTACATTCTTAGGACTAGAGGGACAACAAGAAGAGAGAAACCGTCAACGAGTTAAAGACTTGTTAGACAAAAGAAAAGAAAAACAACAAACACAAAACTAAAAAAAAACATGGAAAAAATTTTAATAGAGAATCCAAATAGATTCGTTATTTTCCCAATCGAGCACAATGATATTTGGGAATATTACAAACAACATCAAGCGGCTTTCTGGACTGCGGAAGAGGTTGATTTATCAAATGATATTAGAGATTGGGAAAACTTATCAGATAATGAGAGATTTTTCGTAAAAAACGTCTTATCATTCTTTGCGGCATCCGATGGTATTGTTAATGAAAATTTAGCAGAAAACTTCTTAAAAGAAGTCCAATACCCTGAAGCAAAATTCTTTTACGGATTTCAGTTAATGGCAGAAAATATTCACTCTTTAATGTATTCATTACTTATTGATACCTATGTGTCAAACCCACAAGAAAAAGATGAATGCTTTCACGCTATTGATAGATTACCTGCGGTACAAAAAAAGGCAAAATGGGCTTTAAATTGGATAGAGAACTCAACATTTGAAGAAAGATTAATTGCTTTTGCGGCGGTTGAAGGTATCTTTTTTTCAGGTTCGTTCTGTGCTATTTTTTGGTTAAAGTCTCGAGGTATTTTACAAGGACTATGTAATGCAAACACTTTGATTTTCAAAGATGAGAACTTACACTGTGACTTTGCAATTCATTTATTAAATAATCACATTGAAAACAAACCAAGTGAGAAAAGAATTAGAGAAATTTTATTATCCGCATTAGAGATTGAGAAAGAATTCATTATTGAGTCATTACCAATATCTTTAATTGGGATGAATTCAAATTTAATGAAACAATATCTTGAATTTGTTACTGATGGTTTATTACTTAAACTTGGATGTAAAAAAGAATTTAATGTGGACCAACCATTTAAATTTATGGAACAAATTGCGGTAGAAACAAAAGGTAATTTTTTTGAATCAAGGACTATGGAATACCAAAAAGCTAAATTGAACGAAACATTGTCATTTACGGATGATTTTTAAATAAAAATATATGATGTCATTAAAAATTAAAAAAAGAGGGGGCGATGAGGTGTCCTTTAATCCTCAGAAAATTTATCAGAGAGTTAAGAAAGCCGCTAAAGGGTTAAATGTTAATTCTGATGAAATTTTTATTAAAGTTATTACTTCGGTACCTACCGAGGGTAGTATAACAACAAAAGAGTTAGATAAGTTAGTGTACGAAATTGCGGCGGCATATACTGGTAGTCATCACGATTATTCAAGATTAGCTTCATCAGTTGCAATATCTTCATATCACAAAGAAACTAATCATAGTTTTAGTGAAACAATGACAGAATTGTACAATAATGGTATTGTTAATGAGATATTAATGAAAACTATTGAAAAATATGGTTCAGAAAATATTGATAAAATAATTAATCATGAGAATGATTATAATTTTGATTATTTTGCTTGGCGCTCATTACAAGAAATGTATTTGTTAAAGTTATCTAGTGGTAAGGTTATTGAAAGACCACAACACATGTATATGAGAGTTGCCTTATGGGTGACTAAAACATTTGAAGAGGCAGTTGAATATTACAATTCATTATCAAATCAATTGATTTCACCAGCAACACCTATCATGATTAATGCGGGGACAAAGACACCTCAGTTAGCGTCATGTGTATTACATTACAATAATTCCGATTCCCGCAAAGGTTTATTAGGGACATTGAGTGACATTTCAACGTACTCCTCTGACGCGGCAGGTATCGGACTTTCAATGTCAAATATTAGAAGTAAAGAAAGTAGAATTTCAAGTTCAGGAGGATTTGCGGGTGGACTTTTAAAATATTTAAAAATAGTTAATGAGTCACTTAGATTCTTTAACCAACAAGGTCGTAGACCAGGTAGTGCTGCTATCTATATTGAACCTTGGCATAAAGATATTATTGATTTATTAGAGATTAAGAAAAATACAGGTTCGGAAGAAATGAGAGCTCGTGATTTATTTACCGCACTTTGGATTCCTGATAATTTCATGCGAGCGGTTGAAAATAATGATGATTGGTATTTATTCTGCCCTAACGACATTATCTCAAATAATATTAAACCATTACAAGAGTGTTATGGAAATGAGTACGAAGAAAATTATAAATTAGCTGTCAGCAAAGGTCTTGGTAAAAAAGTTAAGGCTCAAGATATTTGGAATAAAATTATTGAATCTCAGATTGAAACTGGAGTCCCTTATTTATGTTCTAAAGATAATGCGAATAAGAAAACAAATCACCAAAATATTGGTGTGATTAAACAATCTAATTTGTGTAACGAGATTTATCAATTTACTGATGAGAATACTACCGCAATTTGTACCTTGTCTTCTATGGTTTTAAAGAACTTTATTATTGACGGTAAATTTGACTTTAGATTATTATACAGTGAGGTTAGAAAAGTTGTTAGAGCTTTAAATAAAGTTGTTGATATTAATAGCTACTCTACTGAAAAAGGACGTAAAGGTGGTCTTGAACAAAGAGCAATTGCGATTGGAACTCAAGGTCTTGCGGATGTCTTTTATCTAATGGATTATATTTTTACTTCTGAAGAAGCAAAGTCATTGAATAAAGATATTTTTGAAACTATCTATTATGCGGCTATCAGCGAAAGTAATGAATTATGTAGAACTGAAGAATACCAACCATACAAATTCTTTGAGGGGTCACCAATGTCTAAAGGAGAATTCCAATTTGATATGTGGGGATTAAAAAAAGAAGGTTTATCGGGTTATTGGGATTGGGACACGTTAAAAGAAGACGTTAAAAAATATGGGGTATGTAACTCTTTATTTACGGCACAAATGCCTGTTGCGTCTTCAGCTAAAATCACTGGGTCTTTTGAAATGACAGAACCGGCTCACTCAGCTTTGTTTAATAGACGTGTTGTTGGTGGAGAAATTTTGATTGTAAATAAATATTTAATCAATGATTTTGAAAAAATTGGTATTTGGTCTGAGGATTTAAAAAATGAAATAATTATGAATGAAGGTTCAGTTCAAGGGATTAACTTTAACCATTATTTAGACCCTGAAGACAAAAATTACAATAAAAAAGTTAAACGTATTGAACATCTACTTCCTAAGTACAAAACTATATGGGAAATTTCCCAAAGAGATTTGATTGATATGGCTGCGGATAGAGGTCCTTTTATTGACCAATCACAATCAATGAATATCTACATGTCAGCACCAACATTACCTAAAATTTCGTCGGCACATTTTCATGGATGGAGACAAGGATTAAAAACTCTTTGTTATTATGTTAGAACTAAGGCGATTTCTACAGGAGCAAAACATTTAGCTATGGACATCTCTAAAGTTGAAAAACCAAAGATTGAAAAACAAATACCAAAATTGGATGTTATACCTTTTGACCCAACAATTAAACCAAAGGATTCAGAATTTGAATGTTTTGGATGTGGGTCTTAATATAAAATAGAAAATTACAACATTAATCACGGCAAACTGTCGTGATTTTTTATTTTACTCTATTTATAAGAAATAATCACGACACTATATTTATTGATATGGCAAATGGAACTACATATGGGATTAATTTTCCTTTTAGAGATTCTTATGATGGTAAGTATTTAGACCTTTCTGAGGTAAATGATGAAGAAATCAGAACTGATTTAATTCATCTTTTATTGACTAGAAAAGGTACTCGATATTATTTACCTGATTTTGGTACAAGACTATATGAGTTTATATTTGAACCTTTAGATGGACCTACGTTTTCAGAAATTGAAGCGGAGATTAGAGCCTCTGTTGAAGAGTATATTCCAGGAATAACAATTACTAAGATTGACATAAGTGCGGCTTCCGAAGGGGAGGAAAATAAAGGTACTTATATAAACGACAACGACGAAAGAGTTTACCGAGTTTCTGATATTGGAACTTTAGAACATACTGCAAGAGTTAAAATTGATTACATCATTACTAATGATGCTTTTAACAATTCAGATTTTGTAATTATAAATATTTAATGATATATGGCTAACAAGAAAATATCATACACAACTAGAGACTTCCAATCAATTAGAACTGAGTTAATAAATTTTACAAGAACTTATTATCCTGACACTATTGATAACTTTAACGACGCCTCAGTTTTTTCAGTATTGTTGGACTTAAACGCAGCTGTAACTGACAACTTACAATTTAACATTGATAGAAGTGTTCAGGAAACTGTATTACAATATGCACAACAAAGGTCATCAATTTTTAATATTGCAAGAACTTACGGATTAAAAGTTCCTGGACTTAGACCGTCAGTCTCATTAGTTGACTTTTCAATTACGGTACCCGCATTTGGGGATAAGGAAGATTTAAGATACTGTGGTATCTTAAGAAGAGGTTCCCAAGCTAATGGTGCTGGTCAAGTTTTTGAAACAATTTACGATATTGACTTTACATCAGCAATAAACGCCGAAGGTTATCCTAATAGATTAAAAATACCTAATTTTGATTCTAATAATAAATTAATTAATTATACCATTGTTAAAAGAGAAACTGTTGTTAATGGTATTACAAAAGTTTTTAAAAGAGTTATAACATCGTCTGATGTTAAACCATTTTTAGAAATATTTTTACCTGAAAAAAATGTATTAGGGGTTACAAGTGTTTTATTAAAAGATGGTACGCAATACGCTAATATTCCTACTACCCAAGAATTTTTAGGTTCCAACAATAGATGGTATGAAGTTAAAGCGTTAGTTGAAGATAGAGTATTTATTGAAGACCCAACAAAAGTTTCTGATAATCCGGGAATTAAA